TCAAGGATGACCGAGTCCTCTTGCGCTTTTTGTAACTTGACCGATTTAAGTGCCATGTTTTATACCCAACCGCCTGTGCTTGCTTCTCTGATAGGTTTGCGTCGAACGGGGTTCATTTCGTTTCTCATGTGCAGACAGCCGTATTGCAGGGCGTCATGAACGTGAGAGAACTTGTCCTTAACGGGCCGATCCTTGAACTTCGTCGTACCGGATGCGCGGATGCGCTCGTACCGGTAGCCGCCGTTGAAGCCTTTTCTCAGCATCTTGCAGTCAGGGCCAAGGATAAACCCCGGCCCACTTGATGACATGCGCTGAAGAAAAAAGGCCACGCTTTCGCGACGGGCCAAAAACTCGTTGGTCGGCGCTGGCTCGCAGATCATTCCAAGAGACAGAAGCTCCTGCATGCAGGTCTTCTCGTCAGTCTGCGCCCGAATGTTTCCCGCCGGATCTCCGACTGCTTCGATCCTGTGGCGAGAGTACTTCTGAAGAATGAACGGCCTGACTACTTCTGAGTAGAACTGCCGTATGCCCATGTCCTCAGAGACCAGCTCATCAAGGATGAGAAGCTGACCCTTCGGCGACATCTGCAGAAACACGCAGGCAGGAGTCAGACCAAAGTCAAACGACAGGATGACCGGCATACCATCGACCGGTGTGAGCGGCTGCTCGCTATAGTGTTCCTTGTCGTTCCACTCCGGATAGACGGGCTTGCCGTCCATCGTCGTGCCGTAGTCCCCAAGAAGGAAGACCTTGATCCAGTCGTCGGTTTTGCCAGCAACCTGATTCAGGTAGTACTGGTAACCAAGGCTATGGTTCTGGATGTTCTCCGCTTTCGGGTTTGGAATGTACTCCATGTAGGTCTCAGACTTTTCGTCCAAGTCCTGCATGAGGCCTCCGGGCTGGCGAAAGAACTTGTAGCCTTTCGGCCTGTCCTCTTCGGCCAGCTTATACCACCAAGAATCATCGTCCGGTGGGTTGGTATCCATGATCACGCCAGTCCACGACGGGCCGCCTACGCGCTTGGATGGATACCGGCCAATGCGCTGAGTACACATGTCGAGGACTGACTTGTCCATCTCAGAGGCTTCGTTGATCCACGCGCCAGTGAGTTCGAGCGACCGAAGCTTGTTCACGTCTTCAGGTCTGTCGATAGCGATGAAGAGGACTTCGATCTCAACGCCCGTGCCGTCACCGATGTTGTCGATGGCGATCGTCGATGTGATCGGCGTGTCCCACTTCATGACTGCGATGTCCTTCATCCAGTCCATCCACGTTTTGATCGTGGTCGACTTGAGTTCGGGATACGTGTTACGCAGTGCCGCCCATCGTGAGCGGCGGATCTTGTCCGGCCCCGGCTGCTGTTGCACGCCACGGATGAGGATCTCGTAGCAGCAAGCAGTGGACTTGCCAGAGCCTACCGGCCCCATAAGTCCGCGTACGAATGAGCCGTCCAGATGGAACGACTCGCACGCCGGCCCCGGCGGGTAGTACTGAACCTCCATTACCAGAGGACTTTTCTGGCCCAGTAGTTCGCTGAGAACTTGTCGTCCTTGGTCAGCTTACCGGACTTGTCGCGGATGCCAGCGGAGCGGGAGAGGTAGTTCTCGCGGCGCTTCTCACTGCCATGCTGCGTGTAGTCCTGCATGCCACGAAGTCCAAAGCGAACAAGCTTCACGTCCTCGCCCTTCTTGGCCAGAACCATCTTCTTCTCTTTGGCTCCAGCAGGAGCATTGACCGGCTTGTTGAATCCGGGGAACTTGTGTCCACGGTAGATAATCTTGCCGCCCTCTCGCTTCACATCACTGGCTTTCATAAGTGCCTCCTTATTCCAGCATCAACCTAAACCGATGGCCGACTTCAGTGTCGGGTTATCCGTAGCATAAGCCAACCAAACAAGTATCCCGTAAATTCCGCCGGCAAAAAGAATGATTGCAAGCACGACGGCAAGAAGCGTTTCGTTCCGCTCCTTCTTCCGCCACTTCTCACGGGTGATCCTAAGCTGCTCTTGCTTGATCTTCTCGTTCTGCTCTTTTCGTGCGCGGTCATACTCAGCACGCTCAGACTGAGACATAGACCAGTACATCGCATGCTCTTCTTCGCGCTGCTTCTCACGGATGAGAGCAGCCTTCATTGCAGCGGTAGCAGCACTGGTCTTCGTGTTGTAGTCAATAACCGCAGCGTTGACTTCGCGATTGGTCACGACTCTGGTGGCTCTCTCTTTCGAGAGATCCTGCTTCATCGCTGCGTTGTCGCGCTTCTTCTGTCTGGCAGCCGACTCTTTTGCAGCAATCGCACGCGCATCTTCGACAAGACCATAGGTCTCGTTCATCAGTCCGCGAGCAGATTCCACCGTAGTCTTAGCGGCGGAGAGTGGGTTCGATACGGCGTTGGCTGCTTCTGCGATCTTATCTAGCTTGGACATGAGAGGTACAAAGCCTGTTCATCTCTGCGCCTCTTCAGAAGTCCCGGTAAAACACGACCGCCGCCTTTAGTCCATTTCATGAACTCTTCAGCGGCCCCCTCGAAGTCCCCACGATTATTCTTCATGCGAAGTCCGCTTCGCTGAAGATTGCCCAATCCTACGTTAAATGCAAAAGAGACAAGACTTTCAAACCGTCCTTGATTGCTAAGAGTGTTAGGGCAAAGACGGGCCACTCCGCGCTCAAAACGCACAAGGTCTTGAGCAAGGAGATCGTCCACTTCAGCAGCAGTCCAGACACGATCGTCCTCCGGTCGTAAGGGAAATTCCTTACGCAGCATCTTCCCTGCATTCTCAACAGTCCTGACAACCGGAAGCTTTGTTTGTTCCGGGTACAGAAGATGCCCAACACCAACTGTCCACAACTGTGCAGGGCACAGGTAAGGGCGGTACTTCACGCCCTCGTGGTGCTTGATGACTTTAATTGCCGCTGGGCCAATCTTCATTGCCAGTCCTTCCAGACTTCCTCAGAAGCCTCAGATGGAGAGTCCTCGAAGTATGACAGCAGCCATACCAGCAAGAGGAGATGCATCGTTACTTCTTAGAGAAAGCTTGCGTGCCGAACCAGAATGCAATCACGCTCGACCAGATAATCTGTGTGTCTTCGTCCCACATGTAATCGAGCATGACCTGAAAGTCAGTGCCCATACGCCATGCGTACACAAAGCCGGCGATGTCCACGAACACGAGCAGCAAGAACATCCCATAAGTGATCACTGGGCGAACACTCGCACGCAGATTGATCACCCACTGCGAGGCTCCCTTGCCAAGCTCCATGTCGTGCTGGTACAGCGCAGTGCGCTCTTCCATCGCAGTCTGAAGAGAGACCTGCTCAAGCTTGATCTCCTCGACCTTTGCCTGAGCAAGATAGCCGCGCTCTATCAGCGCAAGCTCTTTCTCTTTTTGAGCAGCCATCAATGCAAGCTCGTGATTCTTGTCTTGACGGTCTTGGAAGATGGTCAGCAGCTTAGGAAGTCCGCCGGCCAAGAACGAAGTCAGGGTCGAGATAAGAGTCATCATTTGCTTGCCCTCACCACATCATCGCCTTTTGTTACCGTAACGTGATCGCCTTCTACGTCGACGCGCATCGGCATCTCCTTGCGATCAAGTTTATCAAGCTTGGAGATAAGCTCTTTGATTACGCCAAACTCTGGCTTTTCTTCTTTTTCATTCGCTCCGGCAATCCCATTTAGCATCGAGATCAACGCGGTTAGCGAAGCTCCAAGCAGGCCCATTACGGCCGCAATCTTGTCAGAGTCGAGAGCAAGGCTTGATACGACCCCGATAACAACAATGACTGTAATGTACTTCAGGCCGTCCTTGCCGATAGCTTTGCCAGCCACGTCCTTTGCAGAAGCCTGAGCTTCAAGACGATTCAGTTCTGCCTGAACCTTTGCCTTGAACATTTCAATTTCGTTTGCCTCGCTCATAGCGCCCTCACTTATCAGCCTTGTTCTCTAATCGATCGAAGATCTTTTCGAGCATGCCTTTTAATTCACGGATGTCTTCGCGGTAGTCATCTTTCGAGACGTAATACCTTGGGATGTCTTCCCTCAGTTTCGCGATGTCCGATTTAAGACCACTTACCGCAGACCAGAGTTCTCTAGCGAACCATCCCAAGCCTGTTGCTGACAGGCCAAGGACTACGTTAAAGACAGCTTGAAGTTCCATTATTTCTTGTTCCGCAAGAAGTTCAGATAGTTGACGCCTTCCTCCGGTTCCCAGAAGACCTTGATCAGGTCTGGGTGCGAGTTCGGAAGGGATGGGTTAATAACAGTTAACGCACAAGGACTCAGGGTATTGTCCCTGAACCCACGCTCCTTCGCGAAGCGATCGTAGATCTTGTAGCTCGAAACCTTCAGCGCATGCATCGTGATCCCGCTGATGGGATCTTTCAGCACTGAGTACGCCGACTCGTGCTTATGTCCGGCGACGTACAGGTGATCTCTCGTTCCCATGATCGCGGCCTTCATCGGCCCGTGTGCCGGGTTCCAGATCGAGGAGCCGACGTGATCGTGGCGTGCGTTCACACGCACCTCTTGCCCATTGGGAAACCTCAAGGCTATGCGTGCCTCTGAGGATTTGTACAATGCGTTTTGCTGCTTTGCGATCCACTTCAGCGGGTCTCCAGCGCCAGACCACAAGTCGTGGTTGCCGCCGATCATGTACAGCCAGTCACACCGGGTCACGAACCACTCCGCCAGACGCCACGACTGCGCCGCTGACGTACCCTGCTCGCCGTACAACCGGGCCAGCCGACCCGTCCAGTTGTTCAGGGTGTCGCCCACGTTGCAGGCAAACAACCCCGGCGTGTCCGCCACCAGCTTTGTGTGGCGCTCCAAGGCTGCGATGTCCGTGCCGTCGTCATCGACGTGCGGGTCACCGAAGTGCAGCAGGCCCACGGCACCGTCAATCTTGATCTTGACCGGGATGAGCTTCGCCGACTCTTCGTGGTTCTTCTTGGCCTCGAACTGCCTCTTACGGATCTTGACCAGCTCCTCGACGGAGACGTCGTCATCCGGCAGCTCCTTGATCTCGTACTGCTTCTTCGTGTCCTCGAAGTAGCGGGTCTGAACCCCAACGGGATACGAGGTATCTGGGATCTTGACCCCAGCCGCCTTGAGCCTGCTGATATGCATCAACAGATTCCTGACAGAGATCCCCAGCTCAAGAGCCGTTTCGGATCTCACGTACTTGTTGCGATCGAGGGCGGCTAATAGCTCCTCATCGCTGAACTTTCTATTCATGCCTCATTTGCCCTTTTTTGTATTTGGATACACAGCTGTCTTAACAGCCTGATGGAACAGGCCTGCGACCATGTCCACCAGCTCCTCATCATCGGACAGCTTTGTTCTTCCGATCGTGTGAAGGATGCAATGCACCAGCTCGTGGAAGTAGGTGTGTTCCATCAACTGCTGGCTGGATTTCAGCAGCTTGATACTGTGGCGGGATGGGTCATACAACCCGACCGCCCCCTCGTGCTGCCACTCCTCATCACTGAGGATCTCGACAGTCACCGTGCAGCCCATGATCGAGAACTCTTTCGGAATCATGCTCACCCCCGTAAGTGCGGGTTACGACATCCCGCGTCACTACCGTCAGGGGAGGCGACCTGACTTTGGGCGATGAGGAGGGTGCCCAGTGACCGATTGGGTACATCG